TGCATTAATTGAAAAAAATGGTTTTTTAAAAATCTATTGGGATGAAAGCGAAACAATAGAACATGAAACTTATAGAAATTTAACACCGGCTGAAAAAGAAGCATTAAACGATACTAAAGATGAAATAGAAGTTATTGAAGAAGAAACTATTGTTGACGAAGTTGTCAAGCAACAACAAGAAATGGCTAGACAACAAGCCGAACAACAAGGCGTAGATATTTCTAATGTAGAATTTCCTGATCCGGTTTTATATAATTGTAAAATTAAAAGAATTAGAAAACAAGGCCAAGTAAAAATAGAAAGCGTACCGCCGGAAGAATTTTTAATAGAAAGAAAAGCTAAAACAATTAAAGACGCTGATTTTGTTGCCCACAAAGTTTATATGTCAAGAAGCCAATTAATAGAAATGGGTTTTGACGAAGAAACTGTTAATGATTTACCGGCTTCACAAGACCAAAATTTTAATACCGAAGATGTTGCAAGAACAAGAAACATTGAAAGTTATAATTTAGATACGCCTACCGATAATTCTACGGCAAAGATACAAGTTTTTGAAACTTACATAAGATACGATTACGATAATGATGGCGTTGCCGAACTCCGAAAAATTATTTGTGCCGGAGAAGACGGACATTTTATTTTAGAAAATATGCCATGTGATAGTATTC